TGAATCACACATCAGTAATCAACCCCAGCAATACAACGGCAATACCTGATAGGAAAACCACACACGTCACACCGGGGAGCGGTAATACACCCCCCGGACCCCCGACTGACACCCAAATAACTCACTACGTTCGAGGTGTCAGTCCGCACAAGTAGGTCAAGTAGTCCACTTGTGCGAACTGGGCCCAAGGGCCCATGAGAGTAAATAAAATTCCTCATAAACCCCCCAACCCCCCTTTAAAAAGGGGGGGGAAAAGGCCCCTAACCGGGGCCACAACGAACGAAAACGTCCCAACCGGGGGAGTATCCCCCGGACCCCCTAAAAGGGGCCGCCGGCCCCCAAGCGCCCCCCAAACAGCGCCGGGGGTGAACAACAACACCGGAGCAAACCGCGAAACAACGCGCGCACAAAAAAACGCGCACGAATATAGCACGAATAAATCTCCGAAATTAAACATTAGTCACCCACAGGCGCAAATATGTTACTCCGTCTTCGCCGGAGTAACGACGGGAGCCTTAGGCTCCTCGGCAACAACAGGCTCTATAGGAGCCTTAACTAAACCCAGCTTGACAGCTTCATCACGATTCTTCGAATCATTCAAAAAATCCAGCATCACAGCTGGATCATTATCAAAACGACGACGAACAAAAGGATCAAGAGACATAAACAAGTCGTCAGCACGTTTAACCATAATCAACACTTCACGAAGATCTGTAGGAACTTCCGTGAAATCACCATACATGGGGCTCATACTACGCCCCACAGGAAGAACGGCGCCACGCTTAGCACGTTCCACAATAACATTAATGTCCGCATCATCCTTACCACTCTGTTGAGTGATCGGATCATCCTTAGAACAATCAATACGAGGGCCTTTACCCATAACTACCTCCTATTCGTTGAATCCAGTACCGGGATACTCACCAAATCGTTTATACCATGGTTGCTTCATGAATTCGTCCTCCTCCTTCGAAGGAGGAGATAAAAAACCATTCGACTTCGGTTTGTTTCCAGGCTTAGCACTATTCAGTGACAAACGCTCAATAATATCGTTAATAAACTTATAAAATCGCTGATCCAACTCAGCTTGAGGACCCCTCGTCTTTAAAAGATCAGTCTCAACACCCGCCTTCTTGGCAGAAGCATCTGCCAAATGAGAAGAAGCCATCGTCTGCTTGTAAGTAGAATATAAATCAATGGCAGACCTAGCACTAGACGTAATAGCACTCAACTCTGGAACAACAGGAGCAACAGAAGAAGAACCCATAGAACCACCCGGAGTCGAAGCCCCGGAATTAAGAGACAATAAAGGATTAAGGCCAGCAGCCTTTAAATCCTGAACTTCTCTCTGATGAGAAGTATTAGACATACGCTCCTGAAAAGCCATCTGCTGCTGAGCTTGACCCGCTGAGAAATCCATACCGGCACGAGCCATGTCCTCTGCAGACTGGTTTTGCCTCTCAGCAGACATATAATCAAGAGCAGAACTAGCACCAGCCAACAAAGTAGGACCCACAAAAGGCAATCCAATAGCTGCAGCAGCAGGACCTAAAATTTTCTTAAAAGAAAAACCCATTATAACCTCATTAACCCAGGAACACCATACAACGGCATCGGACGAGCACACTTCAGATCGATCCAAATATCCGCCAAGAAGTCCGGTTCCGTAGTAACAGCCTTAATCCGAGCCATCGGAGGAGTTTCGACAATAAACGTCGGACCCAAAGTAGGAGCCGCCGCGAAATCCTGAGAAAGATGATACGCTTCAAGCGACGTCACACCACCGGACGGGTTCGAGGTAAAATTACCCACAATTTCTGAGGGCTTGTATCGATAAGACGCATAACGTTCTTGATACCCAAACACAATCGCATCATTAGCCGTACCATCGGCAAAAATCTCACCCTGCAACACCGCTTCCTCGCCAATATTAGCGAGAGTCGGCCAATAAATATCATACTTCGTCGATGCCATAAAGTCTTTATGGACACCTTGTTGATACGTCAGATCCGCACGCACACAAACTAATCCAAGCAAAAGAGTGTGCTCAGTCGCGGAATAAGTGAAACCATGACCACTACCGACTGACGTTCCGAACGCCGTCAACTGACCCGCAGCCGTTGCACCCGAACCGACCTGATTCGTGCCCGCCACAGGATTTACAATGATACGATCCTGACCGGATCCCAAAAATTCGACGCGCTGCTGGCGCATGTCCGGAGAAGTAACTCCAAAGTGTCCTTTGACAACTTCAATATAACGAGTCCCAGCACGAGCGTCAATTTCCAGCATCTGCTGGAGTGCAATAGACTGACGCATCGCATTAATCGTAGCTGAGGTAGCCGTAGCCAAATCCGCATACAAATTCGACGGATAAGTAGCATTCCCGGTAGCCGTAATAGCCGTAGCAGAACTATATAGTTTTTGAGCGTTCCAAGTAGCCGCCTTATCCGTACCAAAAGCGGTATTACCAGCCGTATCACGAAACAACAACGCCGGTTGCGCACCAGTAAACAATTCAGAACCGGTCTTAACGATCGCCGTTCCACCGATAGGCATGGTCAGCGCGGTACCTTTTTGCAAAAAAGGCAAACTGCTCGTAAAATAGTCGTGTCTTTTTCCGCGCTTCAATAAAACGTAATCATTATACGTATCAGGACCATCATCTGTATCAACAACCACTGACGCTTGCAAATTCTGATCGCGGAAAAGCTGATTCCACGCCAAATTATAAAATCTATGCCACAACGAATTAATCGACTTACTCGCAGCAAAGAACGGGATCCCTAATTGATTAGTCAAAGAACCCGTCACGACACCCGCAGCAGGCGTAGGAATAGTCGGAATCAAATACGCCGTATACGTTAACGGCTCCTGCTCACCGAAAAACGCTTTACTATTAGCCCAAACAAGACGCCAAGGACACGCCAAGAAAAAAGTCTCCAAGTACATATTATCCATAACCGGCTTATTCAAGGCCGTAGAACTCAAACGAGCCAAAATCGTTGCCTTTAAATTGAACGTGTCCCCGGGTAGCATCCAGTCACGGTAGAAAACGTTCAGGTATCCAGCGTCAAACGTCATCTTGCGACCATGAGACCGATCAAACGACGATCGCTGAATATTAGCCTGGGGAACCCTAGAAAACTGATGACCCTGATTCATCGTAGACGGAAGCGATTGCATATCAGTGACCTCCTACTTCAGATAGTAGAAACCTAGCATACTTCAAACGGGACTCATACCACAAGATCAAGTCCTTTAACTCTTGAGCAGTCATGGACTCCAACGCTTTACGAGCCATGATTCTCACCCTCAGCAACACCAATCGGAGTTACACCCGGAGTCAGCGGAACCCTTTTCTCAACAAAATCCGCTGCACAAGCCATCATCTTAACCGGGACCACCGCAGTAATCAACCCATCTGAATCGTCATAACATCCGATTTCAAACAACACATAATCATTAGGGTGAACATAAAAAGGAGAATCTGATTTTGCACACGCATCCCCAAAAGCGCGCAGCGCCGCACCCGGCGTAGGCGAAAAATATGGCTGCAAAAAAGCCTCAGACTTCATATCACGAACTGAAAAAACTTTCATTATCATTCAATCCTCCAGAGAACACGATAGTGAAGCGAGCTGCGCTAACTTCACGGTTTCCTTAACTTTGAGG